GATGTTTCTTGAAAATGTAAGTTCAATGTAATAGCAACTGGAACACCACGTTGATGTGCAGTCCACATATTTTGTGGTGCATAATTTGTGGAAACACTATCACATACACAAGTTTTTAGTTTTGGTACATTGTTATTTTGTGCATACGATTCATCGTCACCTGTTCCTGTAGTAGTCAAAAATTGAATATTATATACCATTGGATAATTCATAAACGACTTACCTAACAGACCACCAACCCACGAAGGTCTTGAATGTTCACGAAACATTTTTATAATTTTATCTATTTCTGTAAATTCATCTGCACTTCGTGGTCGCATGACAAAATCAAATTGAAAATCACGAAAAGAAACTCCAGAAAACATCATTTCCATATAAGGATTCATTGATATACCCATAGCAGCTTCTCCACCTTTTTGAATTGTGCTTCCTGCTGCAGCTGCACCAACTGCCATTCCAACTAAACCACCTTTTAAACCCATCTTTGCAACAAGAGCTCCGATACCAGCAACACCTGCAGCTGCAACTTGACCAGCAGCACCAACTACAGCTCCTTTCGTACCTTCAGCATTACCTCCACCACCAGTTATAACATTTTTTACTGTGTTACCAATCATACCTAATTCTTGTCCACCCCAATTTGCTTTATCATTAAATTGAACACCCCCAGGCATATTCATATAAATACTACCAAGAATATCTTCTCCACCCCCACGAACATTCATTTTTCTTCGCTTTTCTTTCTTTCTTCTAACATCTCTTTGGTCATCTCCTAATGATCCCGTAAAAGTATTCACAGCACCAATTGTCACATCAAAAAAAGTGTCTGACAAACTTATATTCTTAGCATCAGCTACTTGTTTTACCCGTGCTGTTATTTGTTGTCGTTTATTTTCGTCAGAAATATCTCTTTTCATTATTTCGTCAATAGCTGTCTTATCTTGGGGGGACATCACAAGTCCAATGTTTTCACCCTTAGTACCAAATCCTGCTGTTATTGATTGATTCACTCCTTTCCATGTTTTTGAAGCTGCAGCTGTTACAGCATCTAACGACATACCAATTCTTTTCATAATAGTAAAACATACAGCATCTGGAGTATTACTTCCATCTCTACCTGTCGATAAATCCGTTGGATACTTTAATGAGCCAAATGGTTTTGGTTCATAATTTGTAACACTACCACTTTTACTTGCCTCTTGATGAGGTGTACTGGTTGCCATTTTAAATTACCTTTGCTAGTTTTTTTGTTTTAAACCATATTTTTTTACTGGATACTCTCGCACCATCTGGTGTAATAAATCTTTCAGTTGGAAGCATGATAGCTAACTCCCAATCCAATGGATGCACTTCTAATATTTTAGAACGAATCCTTCCTGGCTTGTATGTTTTATATGCAGCTTTAGCATGTCGAAATAATCTGTTGTCTTGTATCACTTTTCTAAATTTACTTGCAAATAATTTCGTCTTATTATTAAAATCTTCATTATTCAAATACATAAACATTTTACCAAGAAGTTGTGCTCTCAATGCCGGTTCTATATAATGAAAGTTGAATGCTTCTATAAGATTTGGATACTCAGCCAAACAAAATACCAATGGAAACGCATCATAAATTTCATCTTTAGTCTGTAAAATATCACGACCACTTGCAGAGCTTTGTGATGTATAACGAAAAAAATACATTCGACCCAACTTCACATCACTTATTCGTTTCCCACCACCCCTCATCATTTGTCCAGAACGAAAATTTGCACCATACTCTGCCGCATAATCGTGATACCACTCTCTTGCTTTTGGACTTCTACTAATAATATTATTTTGTTTAGCTATTGCATGAGCCTTCTGAAAAAATGATTCTTCAGTAAGAAAATCCATATGTTTATCTAATGCTTCTTTTACTCCTTTACTAATCACGAGGTCTATGCGTGGTTTCTTAACAAGCTTTGTTGCAGCATCAACAGTTTCTTGAAAAAAACCAACTACTCTCCCACGCGACATTGCTAATCTTGGAAAACCAAGTTTTCCCAAAGTATTCATATATACTGTTGCTTCACTTCTATTAAACTTCATAACTGTTTTTTCTAAATCTTTGTCCAGAACCATCTGATCTAAATTTCTCAATCCCTTCTTCAAAATAAATCTTGAAACTCTGAGAAAAAACATTCTAATACCTGGGTGTTTTTGTGCAAGTGCTAAAAGAGCTAATGTCTTGCCACCAGACATTTTACTTGCTATAACATCAGCAGCTTTTGATTCTTCTTTTTTAAAAAACTTATCATATCTCTTTTGTACAATACTTTTACGATAAGCCTCACGACTAGCCATTACTGCCGTTTGATAACTATCTGTCTTTACTGTATTTGTTGTTATCTCTGCCATTTCGTTTATATTTATAAGATTTTGATGGAATATCTAACTCTTTTTCAGTTAAAATAACAAACTCCATGCCTCGTTTCTCTGCCCATTTACGAGCAGCCTTCCATTTAGCCTGATTCATTATGAATCGTTTCAAGTCATTCTTATACTTGATAGAGATTCTCTTTCGTTTCTTTGGTGGCTTGCATTGACTCAACGGCTTCACTTCAATGATATACTTCTTAACCTCTCCCTCTGCGTTCTGTACTTTAGCATAAAAATCAACAAAATATCGTCTAGTTTTCTTCTCAATCTGATTGTAATATGGTATGATGACATTCTCTGAAGCCCACTCAAGAACAGATGGATGTCTATCAAGATACTTCATATACTTAAGCTCCCATGATGATCTATATATTACTTCTTGCAAATTTGCTACATATTTTGCCTTATTATGTACCTTATATCGGCCAATTGATTTCTTATAATTCATAGTAGTTGTATAAATATAGTGTGTCACTAGTATTTATAACGGAGAATAAGATGCCAACTATTATGGATTTTCAGTCGCAGATGAAAGATTTCATGCGGCCTAATAAATTTACAATCAAAATATCTAAAATCAAGGCTGGGAGTTTAGAACGATTTGACATGAGTTGTTTTCAAGCACAACTCCCAGGTAATACTATAGCTACAACTGATAAAGATATAGGATTTCGTAGTGTTGCATATCAATCAATATATTCTGATATTATTCTTGGTTTTTATTGTGATGACAAGATGAAAGAACTAAAATTCTGGCAACATTGGATAGAACAAATCCACAATAGAACAACAAACCAATGGTCATACTATGATGAGTATGTTAGTACTATTCAAATTACTCCAATAAATCGTTCTGGTCATGAAATCGCAACATGGACATTGTATGACGCATATCCAAAACAAATAGATCCTATTCAACTAGACTATGGAACTAATGATGCTGTAATGACCATCAATGCAACTATAACATATCGACACTTTACTGTTGTATGGGAACCCTTGGTTAATCAAAAAGCAGTAGAAATGCATAATGCAGAACCAATACATGCGATAGATCAAACTACAGATTTAGGTCAAACCGATATACGGACATCATATGAAAATCGAAAATCAATTCATAGAAATGAATCAGATAACGTATTTATGAAACGTATGCGTGCTGATGGAACGTATGATTATGCTAATGATCCAACGACCAAAGAAGCAATAGCAAAAAGAGCAAGAGAGGGTGGAGCTAAACATATGGTTGACAATATACAAAAATAATATTAACATCATTTTATATAGGAGTGAAATGAAATGGGATTACCAACAATTGCAGTACCACAATATACATTAGAAATACCATCATCAGGAAAAGAAGTTAAGTTCAGACCCTTTCTAGTAAAAGAAGAAAAAATACTTTTACTAGCTATGGAATCTGAAAAAACTGAAGAAATTTTACTTGCAACTAAAACGATAATTAATAATTGTGTTTTTGATGATCTTGATGTAGATAATATGCCAACATTTGATATGGAGTACATATTTCTCCAACTGCGTGGTAAAGCAAAAGGAGAAGTTATAGAATTGCAATATAAATGTCCAAAATGTGAGGGAGAAATTCCATTGAATATTAATATTGATGATATTAAGATTCATAAACAAGACAATCATACATCTGATGTTAAATTAACTGAAGATTTGGGTGTAATAATGAAATATCCAAACATGAAATTACAAATGGATATAGCTCATACTTCAGAAGAAAGTAGTGATATAGAGCAATTATTTAACACAATAGTAAAATGTGTTGATTACATATACGATAAAGAAAATACATATCCATCTAAAGATCATACAGATAAAGAAATGACAGATTTTCTGGAATCTTTAACAGATACTCAGTTTCAAAAACTAGCAGAGTTCTTCTCATCTGCACCAGTTTTAAAACATGAAATAGAATTAAAATGTAAGAATAAGAAAGATAAAAAAACTTGTAATTACAAAGAAAGTAAAGTACTGGAGGGACTCAACTCTTTTTTCACATAGCCCTTTGTCATGAATCGTTAGCGAATTTAATGACAGGAAACTTCAACATGATGCAACATCACAAATATTCGTTAACTGAATTAGAAAATATGATTCCGTGGGAAAGGGAGATTTATGTGAGTTTATTAATTAAGCATGTACAAGAAGAAAACGAAAGAATTAGACAACAAAATGCAAAATAAGGATAAAAACTAATGGCAGCAGGAATCGCATTCGGATCACCATTTCAGTTTGACGTACCACAACAACAGCCAACGGGGGGAGCTATGAAGTCGAATATAGAAGCCGACTTAGCAAATGT